ACAAGCTAAGGCTATACGCTAGAGGCGAACAATCAATAAAAAAATACAAAGACGAACTTTCTATAAACGGTGATCTGTCATATTTAAACTTAGACTGGACGCCAGTGCCAATCATACCAAAGTTTGTGGATATTGTGGTTAACGGTATAGCAGAACGCGTATATGATATTAAAGCGTACTCGCAAGATCCTAATGGCGTTGCTAAAAGAACAGAGTATATGGAAAGTATACTTGGCGATATGGCAGCTAGAGAAATGAATGACTTTGCTGCCGCTGAGTTTGGTATGAACTTGTATGAGAATGATCCTGAAACTTTACCACAAACGCAAGAAGAACTAGAGCTTCACATGCAGTTGACGTATAAGCAAGCCGTGGAAATAGCTGAAGAGCAGGCCATAAAAGTTTTGATGGAAGGTAACAACTACGACTTAATTAAAAAGCAATTTTTTTATGATTTAACAGTCTTAGGTATTGGAGCGGTGAAAACCAGCTTTAATACTTCCGAAGGTGTTGTTATAGACTATGTTGATCCTGCCGACTTGGTTTACTCTTATACAGAGTCGCCATACTTTGATGATATATACTACGTAGGTGAAGTTAAAGAAATACCTATAAACGAATTAGTTAAGCAGTTTCCTCACTTAGAGCAAGCTGACTTAGAAGAAATACAACAAGCTGGAGTAAATACTTCTTCAAATAGAAATAAAAGTAGAGGCTACAGTCGAGAAGATAATAACAAAGTTCAAGTTTTGTATTTTAACTACAAGACGTACATGAACGAAGTTTATAAAATAAAAGAAACAGGTAGCGGTGCTGATAAAGCTATAGAAAAAGACGACAACTTTAACCCACCTGAAGACGCTGAAAACTTTTCTAAACTACAAAGATCAATAGAGTGTTTATATGAGGGTGCTATGGTTTTAGGTACAGACAAACTTCTTAAGTGGGAGATGTCTAAAAACATGATGAGACCTAAGAGCGACTTTACTAAAGTTAAAATGAACTATAGTATTGTAGCTCCTAGAATGTACAAAGGTAGAATAGAATCTTTAGTTAAGCGCATTACAGGTTTTGCTGATATGATACAGCTTACACACTTGAAGTTACAGCAAGTAATGTCTAAGATGGTTCCAGATGGTGTTTACCTTGACGCAGATGGTTTAGCTGAAATAGACTTGGGTAATGGAACTAACTACAGTCCACAAGAAGCTTTAAACATGTTCTTCCAAACAGGTAGCGTTATTGGACGAAGCTTTACTTCGGATGGAGATATGAATCCAGGTAAAGTGCCTATTCAAGAAATTACATCTGGATCTGGTGGTAACAAAATACAGGCGTTAATAGGCAATTACAACTACTACTTGCAGATGATACGTGACACAACCGGGCTTAACGAAGCTAGAGACGGTAGCACTCCTGACGAAAGAGCTTTGGTTGGTGTTCAAAAAATGGCTGCGGCTAATTCAAACACCGCAACTAGGCATATATTAAACTCTGGTTTGTATTTAACAACTGAAGTTGCAGAGCAGCTATCACTTAGAATATCTGACATTATAGAGTACTCGCCAACTAAAGATGCATTTATACAAAGCATTGGCGTACACAATGTAGCTACATTAGAAGAAATGTCTAACTTACATTTGTATGACTTTGGTATATTCTTAGATTTAGCACCAGATGAAGAAGAGCAAGCTAAACTAGAAAACAATATACAGCAAGCTTTAGCTCAACAAACTATAGACTTAGAAGACGTTATTGATTTAAGAGAGATAAAGAACATTAAGCTTGCTAATCAACTTCTTAAAATACGTAGAAAAAAGAAGATCCAAAGAGATCAGCAAATACAACAACAAAATATTCAAGCTCAGTCTCAAGCTAACATACAACAGCAACAAGCTTCTGCTCAAATGGAAGTACAAAAACAACAAGCGCTTAAGCAAGCTGAAGCTCAACTAGCTCAAATGCAAGCGCAGCTTGATGCTCAAAAACTACAAGCAGAGTCAGTTATTAAAGAGAGGCTTATGGCTCAAGAGTTTCAGTATAACATGCAGCTAAGAGCTATGGATAACCAAACGCTGATGAATAGAGAAAAAGAAAAAGAAGATCGTAAAGACAATAGAACCAAGATTCAAGCCACACAGCAATCAGAACTTATAGAACAAAGAAAATCAGGTAAACCACCTAAAAACTTTGAGTCATCAGGTAATGATACAATTGGAAGTGGATTTAATCTAGGAGCATACGAACCTAAATAAATTACTAATTTATATTTTATATTATGGAAGAAAATGAAAACGTAGTTGAAGAAACTACACAAGAACAACCTGTAGAAAAGGTTGAAGAGAGTAAATTTAATTCTGCTGACGACGATAGCGTTTTTAAAGTAGACTTAAGTAAACCACCAACAGAACCTAGCAATGAGCAAGACCAAGTTGAAAATGACGGAACTGACGAGTCAGGAGTGGTTGGAAGCGATGAAGCTACCGAGCCCGCACCGGAACAAGAAGAAGTACAGGCGGAAAGTGAAACACAAGAAGCTCCAGTACTAGAAGAAATTACTGATGAAGAGCCGAACGAGGCTTTGAAAGAGTTGGTTGATGAAGTAGAAGAGGCTGTAGAAGAGGCCGCTGCTACTGGTCAGCCACTACCAGAAAATATTCAAAAGTTAGTTGACTTTATGAATGACACTGGCGGTACATTAGAAGACTATGTTAACTTAAACAGAGATTACTCTGGTTTAGACAACTTAACTCTTCTAAGAGAATATTATAAGCAAACTAAACCTCATCTAAACGCAGAAGAAATAGACTTCATTATGGAAGATCAGTTTTCTTTTGACGAAGAAATAGATGAAGATAGAGATATAAAAAGAAAGAAATTAGCTTTGAAGGAGCAAGTTGCTCAGGCAAAGAACCACTTGGAGAGTGTAAAATCCAACTACTATGATGAAATTAAAAATGGCTCAAAGTTAACAAAAGAACAACAGAAAGCTATTGATTTTTTCAACAGGTATAACAAGGAGTCGGAAGAGTCCAAAAAAGTAGCTGAAAAGCGACTCAGTACTTTTAAACAAAAAACTGATAATCTTTTCAACGACAAGTTCAAAGGTTTTGAATACAACGTCGGTGATAAAAAGTATAGGTTTAATGTTAAGAACAAAGAGTCGGTTAAAGAAACGCAGAGTGATATTAACAACTTCATCAAAAAGTTTTTGAACGAAGACAATACAATCTCTGATGCTAAAGGTTATCACAAATCTTTATATACAGCTATGAACCCAGATGCTATAGCACAGCATTTTTATGAGCAAGGCAAAGCTGACGCTCTAAAAGATAGTGTTGCTAAATCTAAAAACGTTAGCATGAATCCTCGCCAAGAACACGGCGGAGAGATTGAGGCTGGCGGAGTAAAGGTTAGAGTAGTGGGTGAAAATTCTTCTGATTTTAAGTTTAAAATTAATAAACGAAAATAATTATTAACCCATTTAAAATAAATTAAAAATGGCAATTTCAAGTTTTACTCCTGCCGGTAAGGACTATACTCAAAAAGTTATCGGTTCAGGAAATTATTTAGACATCCAAGACAATGGATGGGCACAGCAATATCTTCCAGACTTAGTAGCTGAAGAAGCTGAGGTTTTCGGTAAAAGAACTATTTCAGGATTCTTAGGTCAAGTAAGTGCTGAAGAACCTATGTCAGCTGATCAAGTTATTTGGTCAGAGCAAGGTAGATTACACTTAGCTTACGAATGTACTATGACTGACGTTACTGCTAGTACTATTGCAATCTCTAAAACTATGGACGGTGTAGCTCAAACTACAGATCACGGTGTTAGAGCTGGTGATATGGTATTAATCGCTGGTGGTGGCCAAACTGTTACTGCTCGTGTAAGCGTTGCTGCTGCAAGCTCTGCTGCTATCACAGTTCAACCTTACGGTTATGCGCACTTAACTGATGCTGGTTTTGTTAATGGTGATGACACTTGTAAGTTATTAGTTTTCGGTTCTGAATTCGGAAAAGGAACTAACAACCAAACAAGAGCTAACGAGCCTGTTTTCCAAACTTACACTAACAAGCCAATCATCATCAAGGACATGTACGAAGTATCTGGATCTGATGCTGCTCAAATTGGTTGGGTTGAAGTTTCTGGTGAAGACGGACAA